TACTTTTTCATCAGCTACTCCTGCGGCATCAAGTTTATATGTAGATATAACCCCGTCTAGTGCCTCAAGTAAAATTTACATTACTGCGTCATTTCACGTAGATACCGTAGGCGCTAATAATGGGTGGACTAATCTTTTCAGAGATAGCACAAATTTAATCACTGGAAGCGCATACTCAAATTTTTATGTAAACGCTATTACTATTCGGCTTTTGCTTGGGGGTTCAATTATATATTTAGATTCTCCAAACTCTACATCTTCATTGAGGTATCGAGTTTATGGTGCAACCAGCGGCTCGTCTATGCAGCTTAGACATGATTTACAAACATCACAAATTATAGCGATGGAGATTGCAGCATGAACTTACATATCGCAATTCTAAAATTAAACCCATCGGTGGTAACAATCCGTGGTGACGTTGCCTATGATGCCAACGAGCAAGTGGTGTCCTATGACGCAGCAGCGGCTCAAGCCTTAGTGGATGCCAACGCCTACAAAGCAAGTCGTGCCGCAGAGTACCCCGCCATTGGTGACCAACTAGACGCCTTGTTCCACGCGGGTGTGTTCCCTGCTGACATGGCTGCTGCGATTCAGGCGGTCAAAGACAAGTATCCCAAGGAGTCAGCATGAGCACCATAGCAGTTAATTCAATCACAGATGCCAGCGGCGGCAACACGGCGTCAATCAACGGGGCAACGCCGACCACCGACAACACGATGGGTCGCAATAGGGTCATCAACGGCGATATGCGGATTGACCAAAGGAACGCTGGGGCGAGTGTTAGTGGAAATGGAGATTACGCGGTTGACCGTTTTAGAGTATTTGAAAACACAAGCGCAACCTATACCGCACAGCGAAGCACAACAGCGCCAAGCAATTACAGCAACTCTTTGTTGTTTACAGTTGGGTCTGCCGCCTCTGCTACTGCCGCCGAATATGCTGGGATTGAAACCCGTGTTGAAGGTTTTAATGTTGCAGATATTGGATTTGGAACGTCAGCGTGTAAGCCTGTGACGCTTTCGTTTGTTGTCAGGTCTAGCGTTACAGGAACGTATTGTGTTGCTTTGACTAACAATGCAAACAACAGAGTTTATGTCGCTGAATACACTATCAACTCTGCCAATACCTTTGAAGCCAAATCTGTAACGGTTCCAGCAATTACGTCAGGAACATGGCTTACGGACAATAGTACCGGCTTAAAAGTTTGGTTTGATTTGGGTTCCGGCTCAGATAGGAATACGACTGCATCTGCGTGGCAAACAAACGGCCCATATAATCGTACGACCAATCAAACTGATTTTATTAACAACGCTGGAGCCACCTTCTACATCACAGGCGTCCAGCTTGAGGCAGGCAGCGTAGCCACCAGTTTTGAGCGCAGGAGTTATGGGACTGAGTTAAATCTTTGTTATCGTTATTATTTTAGGATGACGCAAACGTCAGCTAATTTAACAGAGTCTGGGTTTGCTCCTAATACAACAAGTCTTCGTTGCATGACAAAATTCCCAGTAACAATGAGAACTAATCCCACAGCATTAGAACAAACAGGAACAGCTACTGATTATCGTGTTCTGGGAGCGGGCGCTTCTACTACTGTATGCAGTAGTGTTCCAACGTTTAATAGTGCAACAAATCAATCTGGACAAACTAATTTTACAGTTGCATCTGCATTAACTGCGTATTCTTCAGGTACAGGAGCGGCTAGTAGTGCCATTACTGCATATCTTGGATGGAGTGCTGAACTATGATTTACAAAATGCTTCCCGCCGTTGAAGGCGAACCACAAATCTACGCCCGTATTGACGATGACGGGTTATGCCGACTGACTTGCACAGAAGACCATCCACCGTTTCAAGAGTGGCTGGCAGAGGGCAACACGCCCGAACCAGCTGACGAGGTGTAACTATGCCGGGAGAGATACAACTATCAGACGCACAGATTGACGCCATTGCAGAGAAGGCGGCAGAGAAGGCGTTCAACAAAATATATGCTGAGGTGGGCAAGAGTGTTCTCACCAAGTTGGCATGGCTGACAGGAGCAGCCGTGATTGGTTTATTTATATGGCTAGGAGGGCACAACTCCCTGCCAAAATAGGGGAAGAAAATGATTGACCCAGTTAGCGCCTTTGCCCTTGCGACTGCTGCCTTCAACGGCATCAAGAAAGCGGTAGAGGTAGGGAGGGAACTGGAAGATGTAGCTGGATTCTTTGGTAAGTATTTTCAAGGGGTCAGCGATGTCAACAAGGCGGCAGAAGAGGCACAAAACCCACCGCTGTTTAGAAAACTGCTCAGTGCAGGTTCTGTTGAAGAAGAGGCAATGAACGCCCTGATTCATAAGAAGAAGATAGAGAGTATGGAAAGAGAACTGCGTCAACTCATCACCCTTAGATACGGGGTGGAAGCGTACAAAGAGATGATGCAGATGAGAAGGCAAATCAGGGAACAAAGAGAGCGCACTGTCTACAAACAAGCACAACGGAGGCGAAACTTTCTATGGAACACATTATATGTTGGTTTAATCTCCATTCTCCTTGGTTGTCTATGGTGGTTGTTAGTGTGGGTCACAAACTATAAGGGGTGAAACATGTACGGAAAGAAAAAAGGTAAAGGTAAACGTCCTCCCAAGAAGGGGTACTGATATGAAGCAAGGATTGTATGCAAACATCCATGCCAAGCGTAAACGTATTAAGGAGGGTAGTGGTGAAAAGATGCGTAAGCCCGGAAGCACTGGAGCGCCTACAGCAAAGGCTTTTAGAAAAGCAGCTAAGACGGCAAAGAAGAAATGAAGAACGCAAAGCACTACACCAAGGCAGGGAAATTGTGGACAGGCGCAACTCACAAAATGCCTGACGGCTCTCTGCACACAGGGGCTAAACACACTGCCTCTTCAGAGAAACTATACCATCAGAAGGGGAAAACAGATGCCTCTCAAAAGCGGAAAAAATAAGAAGGCAGTAAGCGAAAACATCAAGCGCCTGACTCGGGAGGGCAAACCTCCTAAGCAGGCTATCGCCATTGCTCTACAGAAGGCTGGTAAAGCCAAGAAGAAATGAAACATTCAGTAGGTAAAACAATCACCACCACTGGGTCTGACGTTGAGTTGTTCACGGTGCCTAATGGGTATGTCGCTGAAGTTAGCACGTTGTTTATTTCCAACACAGCAGGTAGCACAGCCAGTGTTAGCGTCTTTTGGCAGCATGGACACGATGCCACACATCAGATTTACATTATCAATGGTAAGAGTTTGAACGCCAAGGACTATTTACAGTTTAGCGATGGGCTGGTAATGAAACAAGGTGACAGCATGAAGGTGCAGACTAGCACGTCAGGCATCTCTTTTATTGCTACCTTTGACCTACGTAAAGAGTTTCCAATGTACACTTTTGATGGTGAATAGGTTGACAAATTGCTTATTTTGTGGTATAATGTTAGCGATTAAGGAATAATAATGACGTATCTTGACTTAGTTAATAAAGTGCTGTTACGACTCCGTGAGACTGAAGTGACCACGGTGCAAGGTAGTGGTACGTCCAACCAGTATGCACGTCTAATTGGTGAGTTTGTCAATGAGGCTAAAGCTCAGGTGGAAGCTGCTTGGGACTGGTCGGCACTTCGTTCTACCTTAACGGCTACCACCACCAGCGGTGTGTTCAACTATGAGTTGCAGACAGCGCGTACTAATTTCAAGGTGCTGGATGTGTTGAACGACACCTCTAACTTTTTTATGGAATACCGCAGTGCTTCTTGGTTTAACGAACAGTTTTTGTTGGTTGAGCCTGAGACTGGTGCCCCCTACTATTACAACTTCAACGGGGTTAGTTCAGACGGCGATGCTCAAGTAGACATCTACCCCATTCCTGATGGTGCTTATGAGTTGCGTTTCAACATTACAAAGCGTAACCTACCTCTTACAGCAGACGCTGATGAAATTATTATTCCAACACGCCCAATCATACTGTTCGCTACAGCTATGGCTATTGAAGAGAGGGGTGAGGACGGTGGACAGCAAAGCATCAACGCCTACGCCTCTGCTCGTAGTGCCCTAGCAGATGAGATTGCACTAGACGCTGCACGGCATCCTGAAGATGTTGTTTGGTATCCAGCATGAAACAAATAACCAACCTATCTCTTGTTAGTCCCGGCTTCTTCGGGCTGAACACTCAGGAGAGTGGTGTTACTATTTCCCCCAACTTTGCCCAACTCACTGACAACGTGGTGATTGACAAGTATGGTCGCTTAGGGGCACGTAAGGGTTGGGACATGCAGACCACCAGTGGTAGTGGTTCGTTAGGTGGTAACAGCATTAAGTTTATGTTGGAGCACGTCAACGCTGACAACACCACAACCATCATCTCAGGTGGTAACAACAAGGTTTGGACTGGTGGTATTGGTGCTACTTTGACGGACATCACTCCTGCTGCCTACACTGTCAGTGCTGACCGCTGGAAGGGTGCGAGCATTAACGACATTGCTCTGTTGGTGCAGCAAGGGCAAGAACCGTTGGTGTACAACGCTGTTGCCAGCCCTGTGTGTCAAAAGATAACCACCTACCGCAGTGCAGCAGTTCAGAACTTTGGTAGTTCTTACCCACGGGATGTTATTGCTGCTTGGGGTAGGTTTTGGACGCATGATGGCGACACGGTTTATTGGTCTACAGATATAGCTGACACGGCGTTTCCTGCCTTCTATGGTGGCACCAGTGGAACATTGAACATTGCCTCTGTGCTGCCTAACAACGCAGACACCATTGTGTCCATTGCAGCACACAACGACCTCCTTGTCATCTTATGTAAGAACAACATTGTGTTGTATAGCGGAGCAGCCAACCCTATTGGTGTTGCCTTCCAGCTTAATGACGTAATCACTGGTGTTGGTTGTATTGCTAGGGACAGTGTTCAGGCTACAGGTAATGACCTCATCTTCTTGTCAGACACTGGTGTGCGTTCACTAGGGCGTCTCATTCAAGAGAAGAGTTTGCCGCTGCGTGATTTAACAAAGAATGTACGAGACGATTTATTAAACGACATAGCCACTGAACTTGCCAACAGTGGTGATTTAGATGATGTTGTATCTGTTTATTCTGAAACCAATGCGTTCTATTTGTTAAGTTTTCCGTACAGTGATATTATTTATTGTTTAGACATGCGTTCTGTCCTTGAGGATGGTTCTGCGCGTGTCACTACGTGGTACAACTATCAGGCTGATTCGTTCTGCCGCCGTCGTAACCGTGACCTGTTGATTGGTAAGACAAACGGTATTGGTAAATACGCTGGGTATGAGGACAACGGGACTGCCTTCCGTATGCGCTACTTCTCACACTTCGTAGACTTTGGTAACTCAACACTGAAGAAGATGTTGAAGCAAATTGCCACTACGGTGGTTGGTGGTGCTAATCAGACGTTTGTTATTAAAGCTGCGTTTGACTATGAAAACATTGCCAACTCTTATGTGTTCACTATCCCACCGCAAGGCACCATTGCTGAATATGGTATTGCTGAATATGGGGCTAATGCTGCTACGATTGCCGAATACACATTAGGTATTGTTATTGACAACGTGAAGAGTAGTGTTGGCGGTAGTGGTAATGTAATACAACTAGGCTTTGAGGCTGATGTTAATGGCTCAGAATTAAGCGTTCAGAAGATTGACGCATTTGTAAAAACTGGAAAGGTAAGCTGATATGGCTAACTACACTAAGGCAACAGACTTTGCCTCTAAGGACACGCTGACCACAGGTGACCCAGCAAAGATTGTTAAGGGCACTGAGATTGATGATGAGTTTAACGCCATTGCTACGGCTGTCAACTCTAAGTCTAATGTTGCAAGTCCCACATTAACTGGCACTCCCCTAGCGCCCACTGCTGTTGCTGGTACTAACACCACGCAGATTGCAACCACTGCATTTGTCTCCACTGCTGTAACCAATGAGCGCACTGCATCTGCTACGCTGACAAACAAAACACTTACTAGCCCAACCATCAACACTCCAACTATCAGTGGTGGTTCTGTTAGTGGCATCACTGACTTGGCTGTCGTTGATGGCGGTACTGGTGCTTCTACAGCGTCAGGCGCTAGAACCAACTTAGGGGTTGCTATCGGTACAGATGTTGCTCCTGTATCGTCACCAGCCTTTACTGGCACACCTACCTCACCTACAGCGTCTTATGGTACAAACACCACTCAAATAGCCACCACTGCCTTTGTTCAGGCTGCTTTACAAGCTGTTTTTCCTGTAGGTTCTATTTACATTAGCACAACGTCTACAAACCCAGCAACCTTATTTGGTTTTGGTACTTGGGTTGCTTTTGGAGCTGGTCGTGCTATTGTTGGTCAAGACACTGGAGATTCTTCTTTTGACACTTTAGAAGAAACTGGTGGTTCTAAAAATGCCATTGTTGTATCACACAGCCATACAGGTAGCACAGCAAGTGCTGGTTCTCATAACCATAAATTAGTTTCACCTTACCAAAATAATGCTGGTCTTACCAGTTCAAATTATATAGCGTTACTTGAAAGCAGCGGAACACCTAACGATTACCAGCTTCAAGGACACAACAGTGGCCCTACTCTTGGTAACAGTTCCACTGAAGGTTCGCACTCGCACACCGTCACTGTTGACAGTGCTGGCTCAAGTGGCACCAACGCTAACCTCCAGCCGTATGTGGTGGTTAAGATGTGGAAACGTACTGCGTAATGAACAACAACATTCAAGATTTAATAAAAGAGGCATAATATGGCACTTCAGTTTTTACCAGCACTTATAGGAGCAGGCGCTAGTTTACTTGGCGCTTCAATGCAAGCCAGTGCTATGGACAGGGCTGGTCAGGCACAGCGTGAAGCTGACATGGCTCGTCTTGAAGAAGAGAAGCGTGTTCGGGAACAACTACGCCAAGACACTGAAGCACAACGAGCTGTTGCTGACCAAGCCTTTGCAGACTATCAAGCTGGTCTTATTGACTATGCTACGGCACAACAACGTGCTGCTTCTGCTATGGAGAGTGTTCAACGCACTATTGCTGGTAGTCAACTCAGTGATGTGGCTAAACAGACGGCTATGGCTGAGTTTAAGCCCTACGCTGTACGCACTGGTGCTGGACGTTCCTTCTTTGATGCTGCAACAGGACAGGCTGGGTATGAACTAGCCCCTGAGTTGGCAGGACTACAGCAGGGCATGTTCGGTGCGGCTGGTCAGTTTTTGCAACGTGGTGCTGTTGACCCTCAGGAGAGGGCACGTCAGATTGTTGAAGAACAGCAGGCTCTGTTGGCTCCACAACGTCAAGCTGAAGACATTGCACTACGGCAGCAACAACTACAGCGTGGGCGTATTGGTCTAGGTGTGTCACCCGAGGCGTTAGGTGCTGGCATGATGGGTGGTGCTATCAACCCTGAGCAGTACGCACAAGACTTAGCCCGTGCCCGTGTTGATGCTGAACTTGCTGCTGGTGCTCGTACCAGTGCATTAGGTGAACAACAGAAGATGCTGGACATCTCGCGTCAACTACTTGGTGCTGGTCTTACCCCTGAAGAACAAGCTCGTGCAGCCATTGCATCGGGTGTTGATATTGGTCGTCTTGGCTCTGTTGCTGGTGCTACACAGGCTGAAATTGAAGCCAGCGGTATGGGTGACTACTACCGTTCCTTGTTGGCTGCACAAGAACAGGCAGGGGCTGGCATGATGGCTTTACCTGAGGCACAGAAGGTTGGTGACTTGGAAGCGTATCAACGTCAACAACAATATTTAAGTAATTTACAAGGCAGTAACCTCCCGTATACACCAATGACCACACCAAGAGCCACTGTACCAGGCAGTGCCTACGCTGGTGCTGCGTTAGGCAGAGGGTTGTTTGATTACGGTTCAGATATTTTTAAGCGTAATATAGACACGTTAATGAAGCCTTCTTACTCAGGCACTGGAATGACTGCTTCTAATGCAGACTTTTTAGGTCAATTGTTTTAAGGAATAGACATGGCGACAGAAAGCATTGTGGCGGGTTTGTTTGGGCCAAGTCCTGAAGAACTACAACGCCAAAGAATGAGACAACAGCAAGAACAACAAGCCGTTAATTTTTCTAATCTCACCGACCCTCGTGCTTTTATGGCTTACGTTGGTTCAGGTTTAGGTTCTCAGTTAGGCGGCATGGCTCGTAATGTTGGTTATATGTTGGGTGGTAGAACTTCTGAAGAAGTAAGAACAGAAGCTATAAATCAAGCATATAAGAATGTTATCAGTGCTGGTTATAAAAATGACTGGGAAAAGTTAGATGCTTTAGCTAATGAACTAGAAAGTAAGGGCTTATACAGCGATGCTAGTAAAGCGCGTAAAGAAGCACGGGCACTTGAAGCCACTTCTTTGACTACGCAGAAGGCTAGGAAAGAGTTGGAAGATAAGCCTAAGCTGGTTCAGCGTTATCAAACAGTGCCTGACCCAATGAATCCTTTGTCTTCAAAACAAGTTGCTACTTCTTTGATTGAATACAAAGGTGGGTTGTACAGTATTGAAGAGTTCCAAAAACAATTCCCACAGCTTGCTCAAGGGCTAGCACCTTCTCCTAGTGCTGCTACACCAACGGGCGGTGCCGCTGCTGGTTCTGTTCCTTCAGGCGCAGTTGCTGCTTTACAAAAGAAACAAGCAGCCGCAGCTAAAGAGCAGCCTGCCGTTCCTACAGGGGCTGATACTCGTATTGATCCATATGGTGGGATGCCTTCACAGGTACGCTCGCCAGCTTCTCCTGCTCCTGCTCCAAGCACAAAGCAAGTTCAAGATGCTGTGGCTCAGTTCTCTAAAGAATACAACGCATCTACCTCACAGGCAGAGAGATTAAAAATTCTTGGTAAATATAGAAGCATATTAAGTGTTGAGCAACTAGGGCGAGTTCTTCGTAGTTTACAAGAAGGAATGTAAATGGCTGACCAACAGCTTCCTTTAGAAAAGGATATAAACTGGGACTTGTTATCGGTTGATGACCTACAGGCTTATGTCGATGGTCGTTACGATGACATGTCTGTTGACGCCTTAAAGTATGTAACAGGGGAGGGTTTTGGTGCTGGTGAGATAGCACAGACTGCTGCTGGTCAAGGGTTTACGTCTACCCTGCGTGGTCTTGCTGAATATGTTCCATTCTTAGATGTAAACAAAGAGGCAGACCTAGAGGCTGAGAGACGCCTACGGATGATGCAAGAAACCAATCCAGTGCAGTCTAACGTATGGGCACTGCTTGGTGGTATTGTTGACCCTGTAACCCTACCTGCTTTCATGTTTAGTCCCATCAAGATTGGTGGTGCTATTGCTACAGGGGCTGCTAGAGGTGTTGCCGCTGGTGCTGGTTATGGTGCCCTTGAGCCTGTCTATGAAGAGTTTGATGACAGCAGGCTGGCAAACGTAGCGGTTGGCGCTACACTTGGTGGTGCTTTAGGCGGCGCTGCTGGTGCCCTTGGTAAGTGGTTAAAAGGTAAAGGTGCTCAAACTCTATCTGAACTAACACCTGAAGCTAAACAACAAATAATTAAAAGTCTTGATGACGAGCAACTAAATACTATTCTAGAAAAGACCCAGCAGAAGTTCCAAGAACAAAAAGATAAGGGGGTTGAGATTCCTCGTGTTGATGGTATGACAGAGGAAGAATTGACTGACCTAGTAAACCAAGAGAAACAAACCCGTGCTATTCCAGGTTTGGGCGAGACGGGAGCTAAGTTACGTCAGAACGCACAGACAGGTGACCTTGAGTTGGTTACTATGGAAACCCCTGACATTGACCTGAAACTTCCTGCTTTCCTTGGTAAGCCAAAGCCACGCATGGGCAGTGTTCAGTTGTCGTGGGACTCAGAAACTGACCTAGACAACGTGTTCTACACCATTGGCAATCCTCGTACCAAATCTAAGAGGCATGATGAGTTTATTGATTGGGCTGTAGAACGTACTGGTTTGACAGCAGAAGAGGTTGTTGCTTTAGCACGTAAGGCACATGCTGAGGTGATGACGCAGGTTAAAGCAGCCAAGCCTAAAGCCAACGATACCTTTAATGTACAACGTACCTCTGTTACTCAAGAACTGATTGACCGTGCGCGTCAGCCAATAGAACGTGTTGAGCCTTATGTGCCACCATCTAATCAGGTTGTTATGTCTAGGCTTACCCCTAGAGAGACAGACTTCTTGAACAATGTGATGGGTATTGAGATGTCTGTTGATAAGAACGGACGCACGTTGTTTAGGCACAACCGTCTACCTCGTAAGCCTTTTGTCTCGTTACAACAAGTCAGTGAGGCGTTGAATAAGGTTGGTATTAAATACGAACGAAGACCTAAGAACAAACTACCTGACAACGCTGAAGACCTAGTGGATGAAACTTTAGGTGAAGATGTTATACCAGGTCAGTTTGGTTCTGTAGGCGCTGCCGCCACACGTCCTAGTAAGCTGTATGACAACCTCCTCTCTTCTGCACTGGATGACTTACAGACAGACATTGACGAGTTAAAAGCCCGTGTTGCCACTGGTACAGTTACTGCTGGTAAATCTGTAAAAGAACGGGTGTCAGGTAAAGCTCCTGCTGTTGCTGTCCGTGCTAGAAAGATAATTCAGGACATCAAGAAGAACTACGCTGATGCTATGGATTACATTGTTAAAAACAAACTGGACAAAGTAAACTTGCTAGACGATGCTCATGTCCGTGCCTTCAAGCCTTTGGTTCGTGATGCACAGCAGAGGCGTGAAGCTATCATGGATAAGCTAGAAGATATGGTGGCAACTAACCAAGACTTGGATACCCGTGAGGTTGCAGAGATGTGGACTGACTTGCTATACTACCACAGCATTGACCTGTGGTGGCGTGACCAAGGAACCATGGTTGCTCGTGCCTTGGCGCAGCGGCGTAACTTTACTTCACGTCTAGACTATCAAGTCAAGCATGGTGCATATGACCGTGACCTTCCTAACCTATTTCCTTTGGTGAGTTGTTAATGGCTACAAAACATTTACCCGAATCTTGTCAGTCGCAAATAAAACAACTTGCAGAAGGGAGACGTGCTTCTAAGGATGTCTCATCTGATATGTATGACAAGGTTGCTAAGAAGTTCTTAGACGTTGGTTTGCAAGGGAAGAAACCCAACGTATGGCAGATGTACAACGAGTACACCATCAATGCCATGCTCTCAGGTACTGGCACCCCTGTGGTCAACTTTGCTTCTAACATGGGACAGATTGTTATCCGTCCGTTGCTAGAACTAATCAAAGGTGTGCTTACGTTAAACCCACGCACCATGAGACAAGCCACAGCTATGTTCAGTTCAATGTTTGATGGGTGGGTAACTGACGCTAAGTTCTTTAACCGTGCTTTTAAGTCAGGCATTCCTTTTGATTTTGACATCACTCCTAAAAGTCTAGGTCTTTCGCCTAAGCAGTTTAATGAAATGATGTCAGATGCAGGCATCCCTATTGATCCATTGACTGGCAGGGTGCCTCCTGAGATGGCATCTAAGTTGTTGTCAGATTCCTATGACTACATGACACAAGCTATACCTACCAAGTTTGGTAGATTTATTCGTGTACCTACCCGCCTAACCGTAGCAATTGACGAATACTTCAAAGCCAGACTTCGGACACAAAAGGCATTGGCGTTAATCAGTGAGAAAGCCAGCCTAGATTCAGAGAAGGGTTTGGGTTCTTACGACAGTCTGTACGCCCAATACAAGCGTGTTTGGTCTGAAGGTGATAAAGAAAACTACGCTGCTAACTTGAATCAAATCTTTGGTGACGAGTCTACCGCTATCTTTGATGTGCGTAACTACGCTAGAGATAATACATTCCAAACACAGCTTCCCAAGGCACTACAGAAAATCACTGAATGGAAGGGTGATAATTCAGGCCCAATACAAACCTTGTTGACACAAGCAATCCCCTTCTTACGTACACCTTGGAACTTGGCAACACAAGGCGCTAGCTACATCCCTGTTGCTGGTTACTTTGCCCGTGGTCTAGAGACTAAGGCTGTGCTGCGTGAG